AAAATAGATGTTAGTGCTTTGAGGAAAAAGTGTGAAAACATCTCGATTGTGGAACCCGTGGTTGTTGTAAAACCTTCTTATGGTGTCATTGAAGACAAGGAGGATACACACTACAAAAAGAAACGAGGAAAGAACAAGGACCGGAAGAAGGAGAGATGTCGCATCAACAAGAAGATTATTGAGTATAGGGCAGCAAGTTCAGCCGTTGATATTGTTGCTCACGGAGCTGGAGTGTTGGTGCAAAAATTGCTAACAACTGGTGTCAAGTTGATGATTCCATCTGCGGGAGCATTCACTTGGTATTTGATCGGATTGCATGTTGGCAAATCAGCCGTCAGAGAAAACATGGAGGGCATTGACTTGGTAACGCTGACTACCATGGTTGTCAATGCTGCTAGAGCACCTAAGCCAGAGATAGTTTTTGGAATCGTCTGGTCTTACATGCGCTCTCAAGTAAAGCGGTGTCATTGGAGAGTTTTGTTTAATTTTATGCCTGCCTCGTGGAAGCGTAAAATTATGGGAATGTGTGGCATAAAAGATGTCAGCAAGTCCCATTGGACGTACAAATTGTTTTGTCGGTTCATGTCTACTATTTGCCCTTTGATTCCAGAAGAAGCCTATGCAATTGATTATTCAGCAGCGTCATTTTCAGGAAGTGATTTATGGAAAATTTTGACTAAATCACAGTTTGCGAAGCCGCTTAATACATTGTTTTCCGCATTGGCGCTTGTGTTGATAGCTTCCGTAGCTGGGAGAAATTTGAATATTCCCGCCACACAAGCACTTGTAAGGCACTTTTCTGGCACAACATTTCTTGATATGGTTAGCCAATTGACTTTTGCTGGGGTTGACTTCATCACGAAATTGTTTTCAGGAGATGGGATTCTCGAGCCAATAACATATCAAATTCAGGCATATCGATTTAAAACACATTTGGACAAATTGGATGGAATTGCCGTATCTGCCTTGACAAAAACAAGACAGTACGAGGGATGTTCGTTGAGGGAAGTTCAGGCTGACTATCACACTTATTTGAATTCATGCAGAAATGCAGGGCTGTTGCCAGATGGGAAGATTCAAAGAAAATCACTGGAGTTGGACGCTTATTTACAAGCAGGGACTATACAGAAACCGGCCATTTTGATTGCCATTGGAGGCGTAGCTGGTGTTGGGAAATCTCAGCTTTGTGAAGCAATTATAACCATGTTGGCATCAACATTCAACGTTGAGCGTTCTATGTGCAGTATCCCTATGAATTCAAAATTTGCCAATCCTTACACAGATCAAAACTTCGTCATCATGGACGATGCAGGCGCAACTAAACCGGATAAAGTTTCTGAGGATCCATTTAGAAAAGTGTTGGATTGCATTCAGCCTATCGCAGCGCAGTCAGATCAAGCAGAAGCTCAAGACAAAGGAAAATACCCGTACAGATTGAAGGGTGTTGTTTTAACTTCAAATCTGCAGACTTGGGGAGCAGAGGCTTTTGCCGCATACCCTGGAGCATATTGGAGACGTGCCGCTGTGAATGTTTGGATTGAGCCTAAACAGCCGTTTCAATTGAATGGTGTTAATTACAGGTTTGTGATTGACGTTGATGCCATTGATGACAAGGAGATGTATTTTGAACACATGTTTAATTTTCACTTGCTGACTGCTGTTTACGATCCAAATACAAAGTCGTTCAATCAAGCACCTTTGACGATTGATGGTGTTCCGGTGGTGTTAGGCACAAGATCTGAATTTCTAGCCTTCGTTCAAGAAAAGGCTAATGCACACCATGCGAGGGATGTGCCAGTAAAGACGCCCATTTGTTTTATTCCATTTAACAGGGACGGAAATGTTGAAGCTCCTTGTTATCGACCTTTGACTGTGTGTTCTTGCGCGGATGATGCGAAGAGAGGAAGACTCGAATCGGATGCTGTCACGAATTTGAGGCTGAAGGATTTTGATACTTATTCAGCTTATTATGAGTGTGCAGGCATTGATATTCCAGTGCAGCTTGAGAACAGGCAGGCCCCGTGGTTCAGGTTTTGGGCTGCGTCCAGAAATGGACAAGGCTATGGTGGAATTTGGCAGAAATTGGGTGGTGACGACGAAGAAGAAGAAGACGTGGAGAATTTTTTCAACCCTGAAGCTTTTGATGATTGGGTTACACAGGAGCGTTTGAACAGAGTTCCGAGGGTTAATGAGGCTCAAGTTGCAGAAGAGCTCATTTTGAATGAGGAAAGAGATGAGACAGCAGTTATGGTGATGCAAAGATTGGCTGAGTTGCCAGAGACGTATTGGCAGTGCAGAGGTGTAACTTTCTTTTCGCATCAGTGGTTTGTGGAGTGCTTTGCAAAGGGATGTTTATTCACGTTGACTGTTTGTGGAAACATTAAACGTTGGTATGATTATCGTTCTTATGCAAAAAGGTTGACAGAGTCGTTAAAATACATTGTAGCTGGGGCAGTGACAGTTGGTGCTTTAGCTTTGGTTGCATCGTATTTTGTTCCAAAGAGGAAAAATAAACGAGGGAAGAATGGTGTCATGATTGCTTCGGAGTTGCAGGAAGAATTGGCAGAGTCAGGTTTGATCGGTGATGCTAGGGCTGCTGCCACAACAACATTGGCGCAAATGGTTCCGTCTACTGCGCATCGCATTTTCAGGATTGTTCTTAAAGGCACGACGACTAGTGATTCAGCGCATGCTTTCATGATCGCAAACACAACAATTCTCACAGTTAGTCATTTGTTTGAAACTTTTGGTGAACCCATAAAGAGTATTTCAATTTTGTCCAGCACATGGGAAGGTGGATGGAGAGAGTTGATCAATATACCAGATCCCAAAATTTTTTCCGTACAGCATTTGAAGGGAACAGATCTTGTTATTATGCAGATACCAATGACCAACAGAGTTCAACGAGATTTGACTCATCCAGAATCAGCAGGGTTCTTGGGTGAAGCAGGCAAAGGAGAGACGGTTTATGCTGTGACGTACGACAAGAAATTGCATCCAGGTATTGTTACCGCAGTTGGAAGTGTGACTTACAAAACTACAAGCGGTGCAGTGCAGTTGCAGAGTGCTTTGCACGTTTCTTTTGTTTCAAGCGAATTACACGAAGATTCATCGAGTTTTAAAGCCGGAGATTGTGGATTGCCATTGTTGAATTATGCAGGTGTTTTGGTGGGCTTTCTTGTTGCCATTAGTGATGCAAATGCTACCAGATGTATATTTGCTCATGTTCCAAAGATCACTATCCAGTACAAAATTGAAAACACTTTGAGACCATTTTATGAAGTTGAAGACATGTACAGAATAGCTTCTGGCAAAATTTGGCATGCAGAAGTTGTTGGTCCGTTGAAGGGTGTCACAGTTCGTTTCAATAAGTGTAACAGTAAGGCTTCGGTGCTTTCAGGGCACGAGTTTTCCATGGTCAATGGTGAAAGGCTCATGAGCCCCAAGAATTTTGACAAACCACACGTTTGGAGAGGGAAAAAACCAAATTCAGAAGTGAACGAAGTTATGTTTCAGACTATGAGAGCTTTATCCACAACAATTTATGCGCCTATTTCAGAGCCATATTCAAGAGCATTTGCAGATTTGAGAAGCAATCTTTTTCGATGTTTGAGTAAGTTCAAAAATCTTGTTGCTCCTGCCTCATTGGGAAATGCAATCAAAGGAACATATGAAGGTCAAAAATTTTTGGGTGTTCAGAGGATCAATTTGACCACTTCGGCAGGCATTGGTTTGGATGGAAAGAAGAGTAAACATGTTGCAATCAAAGGTGATGATGCGTTTTTGTCGAGAGAGTTGTTGGAAGCGTTGAAGGTTGCAGAGAGCAGTTTAATG